GAAGGAAATAAGAAGCTCGTGGCGCATCCGGCTTTCAAAGTTTTATTTGATGCGCTCGAAGTTACTCGTAAGCAGTTGCGGGAACTTGGCTTGACACTACAAACTTTGTCCGCGTCTGACGATGACGAGGTGAACGACTTAATAAACGAGGTAGATAAGATAGATCGCGATGGAGAAGGAGACTAGAGACAAACTGATAGAATTAAAGCAGTCGGTTATCTCCGACCTGCAAAACATCGACGTTGATTCGTATAAGCTAGGCAAGGCAGACGAAAGGTTAAACGTGTACATAAAAGGCTGCATTAATAATCCAGACGCGCACAATCTTTATGAGTTACTAGCCGTTCGACGCTTCTTCGTATTCCTCGATAAATACGAATTTCAGGTCAAAGAAGTAAAGAAGTTCGTCACGTTCTACGAGCGTTTGAAATTCTCCGGTACAAAGGGAAAGACTAGATATAAACTTACTCCGATACAGGTGTTTCAGTTTTCTAACATTCTTGCGTTTTACAAGCCCGGCACAAACAAACGCTTGATTCGTGAAGCTCTTTTATTCGTCCCGCGTAAATTCAGTAAGACAACAAGCGTAGCGAGTCTTTCGATTAACGATTTGTTATTCGGTGATGCGAACGCACAAACATATGTAGCCGCAAACTCATACAATCAAGCGAAAGTCTGTTTTGACGAAATACGTAATATTTTAAAGTCTCTCGATCCGAAGTTTAGACACTTCAAAATTAATCGAGAAATCATATATAACCGCATAAAGGGAAAAACCTCTTTTGCCCGTTGCCTTGCCTCTAA